GACCGCAATAGCCTTCAGCCTCTACATAGCAAGTTGTAATAAGGTCATCAAACCAAGTATACAGCGCCGTATCCTCGGAGGTCGGATCGCCATTAACTTCCAAATTAAGAAAGGTCATGAGAGCATTAAACGCCCTCGGATTTGCGCTTGTATATGGCATGGTTATTTACCTGTTTTCTTTGTTTCTACTTTTGGCGCGGGCTTTGCATCCTTCGCCTTGCCTTGTTTAATAAGAGCCTCGGCAATATCGGCAGGGAGAGAAGTCTCATACCCTGCCGAAACACCTTTATACGGCTCGATTAGAATTACATCTACGAGCATAAATCACCTAATTAGGTTGTTGAAGTTTTGAGAACACCGATAGCACTTGGAGCTGGGAATGCGAAAGCAACGCGCTCGACAACTTCGATACCTTTTTGATGAGTACCACCCAAACCAGTCGCACCGAAATACTCTTTGTATTCGTTAACAGTTACATCCTCACGGATACCCATTACAGTGAACTGATTAAAGTCGCAATAGAGCGCTGAAGTTGTATTCGCTGCACTTGTTGGGAAGAGTGCATCTGGTACGACATGCATCGGACGACCTGTTGGTGTAAAGTATGAGTTACCTTGAAGTGCTGTCAAGCCAATTGATGTAACTTCGATAGGACGGATCATATCGAATACAGGGCGTGAGCCTGCTGTTTCTTTCATCAAGAAGCCGAATACGCTTTGAGGCACTACGAATACACCATTTGCACCAACGCCAGAATTTACACCGAGGCGCAAGTTCCAAAGGTCAGTCCATGAGATTTCGCCGAATGTATCCTTACCAGAGTTATTTGCACCACCTTGGCGAACTACTGTAGTTCCTGACAAAGTTGCAAGACCTGTAAAGTTTGGAGCTGTACCATTACCATTGAAAAACTGCTTGTCTTCTGTTTCAGCAAGAGCGCGGCCCAAACCGTTCACTACATAATCCAAAAATGCAGGGGTTGCATCTTGAAGTTGTTCTTCAGAGATAATCGCACCACCGACAATCTTGCGAGCTGTCATTGCTGTAGCTGTAAAGAAGTTAGTTGAGTCAGTCAATGTCAAGCCAGAACCTTCGGCAACTACCGCGCCAGTGAACGCGCCACTTGATACGAGGTTCTCTGTTTTGCCACGCATTGGATAGATCTTCGCGAGTGCTCTTGCATATCCAAATTGGTCTGCAAAAGACATGATCTCTTCTACCCAAAATTGTGGAACCGCCGCGCCACCTTGAGATGCTGTACCTGTATTAAAGTCAGCTCTTGTGATGTACTTTTCGTTTGCCTTGCGTGCAATATCGTCTGCAACGCCGTCGCGTCCTTTGTGAACTGCAAGGATGTAATCAGCTACGACGCGAGCTTGATCGCGGCGTGCATCATGATCTGCTTTGATTGTTACAAAGCCATTGTTATTTGTTGGCTTTTGTGAGCGAAGTTGATCAGCAACTTTGCGGTCAACAACTTCTTTCAGTTGGTCTTTTGTTACGATAATGTTTTCCATTATGCTAATATCCTTAGATTAAATTGAGTAATTCGTCTGTGTTGAGTTTCTTAGGCATATTCAAAGTAATTGAACGGCCTGCTTCGCCGGCTACTGCAGATTTGATAATCTTGTAACCGTTTTGAATCATATCCATACCTTCATTAATTTGCGCTTGTGTCGAAGCTGCAATTTTCTTACCTACTCGAGTTTCAGGAACCTCGAAACTAGCCTCGATGGACTCTGCAACCACTTCGACTGGGGGCTCGGCGGCTTCTGGTTCTTCGGCTACTTCAGGCTCTACTTCGCCTTGCAAAACTGCTAGCATTGGAGGAGCGCCTGCAGTAATAAAAGCGTTTACGGATGCTTCGGCTTCTTCAGGTGAGAAACCGAGATTAATTACCTCATTGACAAACGCTTCCTTAATTGCCGGAAGAAGTTCGTCTTTGATCTTGGCTTCGATCTCTGGGGTTAACATTCTACTTTCCTTTTTGTATTTTTGAATTGAATCTTGGAGTAAAGTCTTGATTGATTTCTTAAGCAAGGCTTGGCGATTTGCGGGGACTGATACGACGCTAAACTCTACAAGCTCGGACTTTGTGTAAACAGTTACCTTTTGACCGTCGATTGTTTTATCTTCGTATTCATTTGGTATGATACCAACTGATACGGCCTTTACAAAACCTGCATTAATTAGCTTATTGAGTTTCTTGCCTTCTTCAGTAATACACTCAATTTGAATTGTAGCTTCTAGGTTTTCGCCATTCATTGCAAAACCCAAACAACGGCCGATAGGCCACTTGTCCGAGTCATGTTGAGCTAAGACAATGGGATTATTTAGATATGCTTGATAGTCTATTCCGCTTGGAACTATGATAGTCCCATAGCGGTCAACTTCAGGAGTTGATACTACGAAAGTATAGAGATCATTCTCTTTCTCTTCGTAGCCTTCCTCCATTTCGTAGCCGTCCCTAAGTTGTAGGTTCAGCTCGCGTGTTATTAAATTCATATTAAACCTTTATTTTTATTGCTTTTCAACTGGGAATAATTGACATCTGCAATTCACTGCATTTGAGGCGCTTAAACCTGACCCGAGCGGGCGCTTCGCTTTCTCGGTTTTGACTTCAATGATATTGCCTTCTTTATCTTTGACTTCAGTCACTACCGTAAAATATCCATCCGCGCCTTGTGTCGAGCCTTCCAAAGCAGCATGCGCTGGTCTTACGCGGCCGTCTCTTTGTGTTAGCCATACCATCTCAAAGCCTTCATCTTTGTACACGGCGTATTGCATTCCGCTTGTCACATTTGCGCTTGTCGTATTCGCAATTGCACGCGCTCTGCTTGTTTGCAAAGAGTCGAACTTGGTATTCAAAATCTTAAAAAGCTCGTCTTTATCCTTACCAGCATTTGCAGTGAGAGTCGCTTGTACTTCTTGCTTGATTACTCCGATTGAATCTCGGATTTGAGCGCTTGACTCTTCGACCAAGGCAATAACCTCTGCAGTCGGAGGCACGCCGCCCTCGATTGCAAGAGTCGCATAGAGTTCGGTAGCTACTTGATTTGCGGCCTCTGCTATGATTGCGTCGTATTCTGCGAGTTCGCTCTCAGGAATATCCACCGTAGCCAAGGTCAACACACCGTCATCTGCTAATTGAAAGACTTGCTCTTTGATTTGAGCTATGATCATCTCAACTACATTCTCGAGGCTACCTGCATTCGCTTCAGTTATCCCGTCAAAGTTTCTCCAAAACAAATCCTTTGCATCGGCTGTAACGATAGGGAGCTTAGCATTTGCTCGGGTCAATGATCTGCTTGTTGGCTTGGTAATTTCAGGCTTGTTTTTATTGTTTCCGAACAAGTCTGTAAGAGTAACACTTGCAGTAGCAGCCAAAGGCACAAATCCACTTGCAATAAGCGGCGTATTGCCTTCAGGTATCGGATCATATCCGCGCTCGCCTCTTGCATCATTGATTGTCTTAATTCCCCACTTAAGCTCGAACTCTTCTTGCCTCATATCAGCGTCGGGATCTGCATATTCATACGGTTGCGCTTGGATAAGTACATCCTCTTCCCAACGTCTAAAATGGCGTGTAAATTCTTCAGCAATATAGAGCGCCTCGGGGTCTATCGTGTTTTGTCTAAAAATTGCAAACTGAACCTCTGCAGTCGCGCGGTTTTGGAACGAGCCATCAAGCATACCAGGAGGCACGCCGAAGACTTGAGCGATTTGAGCGCGGGTATCACGGCTAACCGCGTCGTAGCTCACTGCAAGCTCACCTTTTGGAGGTAGTTCAAGTTGCATTCCACCTCCAAGCAAAGCTCGGAGCTTGTAGTCTGGTAGTTCTTCATTCCATGCGCTTTTTAGCTTTTGCCATTCGTCTTGGTCGAACCTTTCGGGGAACTTCGCAATAAGAGGCGGGACTGTATTATTAGCGAACAATCGAGCTAAGTACGCTGATACCTCGCGGTCTATATTCGCATATTCCAAAGCAGCTGATACAAGACCAACGCCGAAGATATTCATACCGATTATCTCTTCAGGACGCGAGGCGGGGTGGAGCTTAGCAAGGTGAATAATCTCCTTTTCAGGGATCGCTATATTACCCTCTTGTGCTGACTGATATACATAGCCATCTATGAAGTTATTCTCGCCTTTAATAACTCGCATTCTTGTCGGATTTAGTACCCACATCTGCAAGGGCACTCGGTATCCATTTGTCGGAGTCCATATAAACGCATTGCCATTGATACTAAGCCAGTTTTCAATATATCCAAAGACTTGAGAGCGCGTAAAATACGGATTCGGATTGCTAAGCAGCTCATTAGTCCAATGACCGCGTCCGAGTTCCTCTTTTTCCCAGTTTTGCTCTTTGTACGATTCGAACTTGATACCGCTCAAAGCATTTGCTCTATGCTGCAAACAAGCAAAGACCGTGCCTCGAAGCGAGGCGCTTAACTCATTACCGACTTGAGTCGCACCGATATTACGAGAGCCACCCGACCGAATATACGGTCTGTCGTTTCTTCGCGGTGCAACTGCACTTGCGATTCTATCTCTAAGTTGGTCAAGTAGACTCATACATATATCTGTGGAGTTTTGCGAATAGCGTTGAAGGCATAACCCAACGCGTCAATAAAGTCATCATGCTTGTCTTGCGGAGTGCCTGTAAAACTTAGCAGCTCCTCGGTAAATTCTGGATTGATATGAGGGACATGATAGACAAGCCCTTGCTCATATCTTGCCTCTACGGGCTGAAAGCGAATAACCTTGTCTCTATCCGCTCTCACTCCTACGACATTCATTTTAGTATTGCGTTTCAGCTCTTGCACCATCCAAGCTTGCGCCTGGTTTGATTCGACTGCAACGACTCTTGCATTCCATCTTTGTTCGGCTGACATGATCTTACGGCCTATCTCTTGGAACTGCGCTCTAAAATGATCCGCCTCAACTACAACAACCTCACCATCTTTTGTCGTGCCTATTACAACGATTGCCGTATAGTCTGCAGTCTCTTTCTGGCTAATTGCCAAGTCAACTCCGATGTAATATGCCGTACATTCTTGGCCGTTTGTCGTGCGTAACCATTCGCGCTTGATCTTAGCCGCTGATCTATCGACATATTCTGCAAGAAACTCTTGCGCAAAGACTAAGCTCGGTAATAGCTCCTTTTGTCTATCGACTTCGCTTATCTTGATTTGCCCGCCGTCGTATGTCGAGTAGTGGAATGATTGCCAGTCTGACATAGTCTCGGAGAGCTGATCTAATTGCCAAAAGTGATTCTTACCTTTCGGCGTTGAAAAGAAATAAGCATCTCCTTCATAATCTGCTAGCATCGGACTAAGCACAAAGTTCCAATCATCTTCAGCATTCGGGCAATGTGCCCACTCATCGCAAATAACTCTATGAAACTTATTGCCTCTTAAGCCATCCGCTCGGTAAATACCTTGCAAAACCAATGTACTGCGACCTAGTTTAATCTGGCCTTGTTTGTAAGTTGCGCCAAGCGGTGCAAAGAAATTTTGTGCTTCGGTTTCTCTTCCTGAGAGCTCGGTGTATGAGGGCGCTGTATAGAGAACATACGACCCATCAACTTCAAGCATTTTCTCAAGGGCCAAAGCAAAAGCCAGATAAGACTTACCAAAGCGACGACCGCACCGAACAACATTAAAGCGCTTCCGATTCCGAAGTATCTCAAGCTGTTTATCATGCGGTTTTATCCTGATCACTGTGTCCATTTTGCGAACCCCACTCTATTATCATTTTGCCTTTCTCTGCTACTTGATTATCCATGTGAGATAGCAACTCCATTAGCAGTTTCATTGCCGTGATATCCTCTTTAAGCAAGATCTTTTTATGAATCAGCATTTCGATTATATCACCAGCTACAGTTTCTTTAGTTTTGCCGGGCTTTGATAGCTCTTCGGCCGCCATCTTTGCAAGGTCTTTGACATACACGATGCTACCCTTTGGCCTACCATTTCTATTGATACGCTCGGGCTTGTCTCTGAAGCTATGTCCTTTAAGATTATCAGCGCCTGCCATAATAAACTCCCAAACCTAATCCAACACCAAGAGCACCAACAACCCATCCCCAGTTATTCTCGGTTTTCACTTCAGTCGGTAAAGTAATTACCTTAATTGAATCAGGGCGCGGGCGGTAAACAAGTGAGAAGTGACCCATGCGATTTGCATAGGCAAAAGCCATATTTATTGTATCGCGAGTTGCAGTAATTACCGAGTCGCTTTGAGCTACAAATGCAGTATCTCCGCAAGGGATTTCAACGGGGCGATCTAGGAAATAAACTGTATCGCGATTCCGTACCATCACTGACTTCGTATGTACTGAGTCTCTAATCGTTACAGGGCGTTCAATAAGTTGCACGGTAGTGATTGTATCAGTTACGCGCTTTTGGCTTGTCTTGCCTACGTGAAGCCCCGAAACAAAGCCAATAATAAGCAAGACTGCAACTATTATCATCGCATTTAGTACATCATTGAATCTCATTGCACTACTCCATTCTCAATAAAGAGATTATCCACCATACCATTCTCTTGAATGATTGCAAATCCGTGATTGCTATTTGAGTGAGGCATATATGCTTGTCTCAATTTGCATAGGCATCCCATTGTATATGCTTTGTAAAACTTACCGTCCAAGCTCTTGATAGATGCAAAAGAAGTACGATGCACATGACCCATCACTACATTAGCCGCCGCTTTGAGAATCAAAGCGCGGGCGGGATTTACGCCGCCTGAGACTTTCATTTCGTGACCGTGGACTATGTAGGTATTTTCAACTTTCATAAATTGCGTAGATTCGACAAAGCGAATTCCAAGATCATCAAGTTTTAGCAGTTTGCGGAAATCAATTAAACCAGCAAGCGCGTCTGCATTCTGCATTAAGTACCGCTCCAAGCGGTCTTCATGATTGCCAATTTTAAAGTAGATATTCTGGTCTTTGAACTCGGACCTCAAGCCTTCTAAAAACTGCTTGGCAAGTTCGATCTCGTTTAAGAATTTTGGCGTATCAGCGTGTTTCGGATGCCTTGAGATTTGAGCCGAGTCTAGTATATCACCATTCAAAATGATATTCTCTACTCGATCTTGTTTTGCATATTGAATCGCTGCAATAAGCGCCGCTTTGTCATGGATACCTAAGTGAATATCCGAGAAGACCGCCGTCTTGCCTTGGATGCGAAGCGTCGGCATGACCTCCTCGCGTCCATCGTCCATAGTGTTAAGCCATTCAGGAACTCTGCTCGGCTCTTCTACTTGGATTGCATCTGGATCAAAACGCTTGCCTTGCCTGTAATTCAGAATAGCAGCGTATTCTTGATCATTTAAGCGCGGTCTGTATTGACTCACTGATTAGCACCTAAAATGATACTCGCGGCTTCTTCTTCAGTGCCATCAATTGCAGTTTCAGTATTCCAAAGATTGCCGTTCTCATCTATGAACTTCCATAGCATTACAGGGAACGGCTCGCCGTATTCAGTCGCATTGCCGTGTACATCTCTTGTAATAACAGGCGTATTTATAGCTTCAGTTTTTTTATAGAATGTTATTTCCATTATGCAACCTCCCATATAACAAGTTGTGATCCTTTCATCACTGTTACACCAGTTGTGCTAGATGAAGCTTGTGCCCATCTAAATTTGAATGTATAATTAGTAGATAGTTTCATTGTACCTTGATGATATAATCTAGTTGGTA